ACCCCACCGAATTAATTGTGACACCTGCTTGATTGGCGTAAAAGTTTTGGCTGACTTCAGGCAAGTCAAGGCTAATGGGTGACGCCACAAGGCTCTCGGACCCATAAAACACACGATAGCTTACTGGGAAGATTGACATCCCCAAGTAGTCTTCGATTGCTTGCCGTGTTGCCAACTCAAGAGAAGACAGGTAAGTGTCTTGGCTCTCGTCTTGGAACAGGTTTAGTTGTTGCGTGATCTCGTCAAGCGTCAACCAAGGTGTGACACTATCGCGCCCAATCTGTTCAACCTTTGCGTAGTTAAACGGATTGCGCGTTTGAGCGCCAAAGGGCGCAGCGTATTGATAGTTGTCAACGCTCATGGTTTAAACACCCACAAGTCGGATGCCAGCGAACGGGTCACGCACAGTGCTTACCAGACGTTTTTCCGCATATAGCGTGATAAAGCCGGGACTGCTCTGTTCCATTGCCTGAATGGTCATTTCTTCAACGTCAGCAATGGTCACAAAACGAGGCCAGTTAGCCAAGTAAATGTTAAATTGTCCAGCGCCAGTTGTTTGAATGTTGGGATTGGCAATCACAGGGAAGCCAAACATATTTTTAATAGCGCCGCCTTCATCACTGCCAACTTCAGGGAATTCTCTGATTGCGGCTGTACCGGGGCCAAGGTTACGCAGTTCGTGAATTGTTTGTGGGTGCATCATCCAAGCCGTACCGGGAAGATTCCAGTATTGAGCAGGGAACAAACGAGTCATGTCGGTAAGGTCGGAATACGACACAGCCGCTGCTGCTTGGGTGTAAGTAGCAATTGAGTGGATGCCGTTTGTAATTGCTGTGCCACTTGTGCCGAAAGCAGATGACGCAGCACTGGTGTACATATTCAAGCCGCGCAAACCGTTTGTAGCACCGTTAATGGTGGTGGTAGAACCAGCTTGGTCATTATTCAAAACCATTGAAGCGCCTTCGATTTGTGCAAATTCCAGCATCAAATCTTCAACAAGCGTTTCGTTCAGGTAATTCACATCCGACATAACCGCTGAACGCACAGGCAGTTGAGCAGAAATTACACGGGTAGGCAGTTGCCAGATAGTCGTGTTGATGTTTGGCGAACCGCTGTCAGGCGTGAACGTATATCCAAACGGGTTTGTTGAGTTTGCCGCATTACCTGTCTTAGCAACAAACTGAACGCTTGAGCCAGAAGCAGGGATAACACGCGACATCTCGCGAATTGGGTTTGCAAAACGCAGTGCAGCGAATGCGTTGTCAAAGAAGGTGCGACCACCAACCCCGTCACCAGAGCCTGTGATAGCAGATGCCTCGCGCAAGTCGATTGTGACTTTATCGCCAGTTTCTAAAGTTTGCTTGATTCCAGACAGGATGCGTTCGGTAATGGTCATAACAGTTCCTAAATTATTGGCACAAAAAGGAGGGGGAATTAACCCCCTCCGATTTATCAGGTAGCTGTACCTGTTGAGCGATAACGCACCAGAGCGTTGGGATCGCGAACCGATGTCGCCAAACGCTTTTCCCCAAAAAATGTTATAAATCCTGGGAGCGTCTGGTCGTAGCGGCGCATGACCATGTTCAGGCGGTCAACGATGGTGTGGCAGCGGCTCCAATCGCCAAAGTACATTGGGTACAGGCTGTTAGTGCCAGCAGTGCCAGTTGTAGCTTGGCTTGGGTTGTCCAGATACTTGTTCATCACCACATCAAAGCCGAGCATTTGACCAATGATGCCATCGGGGTTCAACGACTCCATAGAGTTGAAGATTGGACGACCATTGGTGTCTTGCAGACCACGGATAGCTTGAGCCAAGATTGGGCTGACCATAAACTTGGCGTTGCTTGTCCAGTACTGCTGTGGCAAAGCGTAGATGAAGTTAATAACGTCTTTGTACTGGATGTTGTTAGCACCGACAGTGTTGGCGTTGGTGGTGATCTGGTCGTAAGTAGCCAGCGAGTGCAGACCGCTTGTCGAACCAGTACCAGAGTTGCCAAAAGCAGCCACGGAAGAAGTGCCACCAGTGTAAGTGGAGTTGTTACCAGCGTACTGATCCAGACCGCGCAGACCGTTAGTGCCGCCGTAGGGGTTGTTAACACCCTGAGCAACTTGGTCGTTGTTTTGGATCATCGACAGTGCTTCAGACTGAGCGAATTCAGCCAGCATATCGTCAACCACGTTGGCTTCCAAACCATCGATGTCATCCAGAGCCGCAGTACGGATTGGGAACTGGACGTTCAGGTCTTGCAGAACCAACTGCCAGATAGTTGTATCTTCAGTGGTGGCTGCGCCGTTGTTTTGGATAGCGTAGCCCCATGCAGCACCAGCATTGCCAGTTTTGACACGGAACTGATAGCTAGAACCATCAGTGGCAACAGTGCGAGACATACCGCGCATGGGGTTAGCCAAACGCAGAGCAGCAAACACTGGATCGTAAGCAGTACGACCACCCTTGCCATCACCACCAGCGGTCAGAGCAGAGGCTTCTTTCAGGTACGCATCGTATTGGCTTTCGTCTGCAAAGATTTGCAGTTCTTTTTCCAAACGGTTGTTGCCTTTGTAGAAAGAAGCAAGTTGCTCTTTGACAGAACGGTTCACATCTTGGCGAACAGTTTTGGCAGGAGTGCGAATGAACTCAGGCATCTGAATGGAGGCAACTTTAGCTTCCAAAGCAGACATTTTTTCAGCCATTTCAGCTTTGACAGCCTCAACAGCAGCGGGGATTTTGGCTTCCACAGCGGCAACAGCTTCAACTTGCTTTGCTTCGATGGCATCCAATTTTTCAAGGATAACTTGGGACATGATTCAACCTTTAAGTCGTTTGTCAAGGAGTTTGAGAAGTTCACGTTGCTCAAGAGCAGCGAGAATTTCAGCTTCGGTTGCCTCCGCATCAGAATCACTCTGAGTTGGCGCATTTTCAATAGGCTCTTTCACAGCATCACGCTGCTCAATTACCGTCTTGAACACAGATGCGGCGGCAACCGACATCTGCTTGGACAGACCTGCATCCCGCAAGGCTTCTTCCAATACTTTCAAATCAGCAGAGCCATCAGGTCGGAAATATTCCAACTTCTTGATTTCTGCTTTCATGTTATTTGGGTGCATCACAACGCTAGTCTCGCGCAAACCACCTTTAGTGATCTGGAAGTAACCTTCGTCCCAATATTCGCCGGAGCCAGCAGGGAAAACGGAGCCATCTTCTTTGACCCACTGATATTCATCAGCGTAAGCACCAACAGAAACCCCGCCAAACATATTGGGGGACTCTTTCATCACTTGGTACAGGTCTGAGCCAGTTGTGGTGTTCAGGTAAAGGCGACCAGTGGCATTCATGCCTTCGTCATCCATTTCAATGCTTGTCCATTCGCCAACAGGAATAGCATCAGCATTGTGGTTGACATACATCGGCAGTGGTCTGCCCATTTGAGCAAACTCTTTAGCCCATTGCATAAAGCCTTCTGGCTTGTAGAAAAACTTACGACCATCAGCGCCTTCCCGTGCGCCCCAAGTCGTGATACGAGCCTCAATCTGTCCAGACGGTTCGCCGTTGTCGGCTTTCTCGTTGAGATTCAGCTTGGCTTCGCAGATAAGATTCAATGTCTTCATTGATTGCCCCTAAAGCAATGGATTGGTTATTGTCCTGTATTTTAGGGCGTTGCCCTAGAAGAACAGGCAACTGTTTAGGTCGTTTGACCTGTTTGGCTAATGCTACCAGATATTGTGTATCAGTTCGCATGATATATCAAGTAGTGCCAATATTCATTTTTCTGGTCTGATTTCCACCACCGCCACCAGTATCTTTAGGGCTAGTTCCCGCAATCGGTTCGGCAGGTTCAGGCTCTTTGACCAACTCATCTCCACCTTCTACAGAATGCAGATTCATGTAGTTACGAGCCTCGTTTGGCGTCATAATGCCGCCTTTAACGCCAGCAGTAGCAAAGTTCATCTGATCCAAAGGCGCACCCTTCAAGAAGTCCTTGGTGTCAAATTCCACGCACAAAGACGGGTAGCCTTCCAGCAAATGCTGTGTCAATTTCTGCTGAATGTTGCAGATTGTCGGGTACATGGTAGTTTTATAGAACTCATCCAACGCCGTTTGGCTGTTGTTGAACTTGCCATCATGGATGCCAATCATGGAAGGTGGCACACCGAACAAACCGCAGATTCGGCGCATCGTCATCAACTTCAGAGCCGCAGCATCAGTGTCTTGTAGTGTTAGCATCTCCAACTTCTGATACTTCATGCCCTGATCCAGCAACATACCCTGACCCGGCTTGCTTGGGTCACTGGTCTTGCTACCTGTCATGTTGTTCCACGCCTCTTTCAGACGGGCAGCAATCTCTTTGTATTTGCCATCAGGAATAACTTGATCGGTGACAAACATACCAGAAGGCTTTGCACCGTTCTGCATGACAAAGTTGGCGTACAGGTCAATATCTTGGTCAAGGCCAACCAATTCAGTCGCCAAAATCGCTTTGTTAAAGCCAGCCGAGCCTTGCCACGCCATCTCTTTGGTGTGCATGACTTGGAAATATTTGAAATCATGGTCCTTATTAAAACCATAACTAGGCGTAGACAGTCGGAAGGTCGGATAACGAGTTGGCGTGATGGTCACAGCAATCAGCGTTGAATCCAGCACATACATTTCCAGCGGAGTCTCGGTAGAACTGTTCTGGTCTTTCCTCCACCACAAGGTAAAGGCTTCACCAGACAACTCGTACCACATCAGCCACTGATACCAAAACTCGTATTTGCTTTGAAAGTTGTTTGGGTTGCCCAACAGCTTGGCAACTTGCTTGGCTTTGGCCTTATCTCGCGCACCAACGCCTTTATCCCTGATGGCATCAACCATTTTGCCATCAGCAGTTTCACAGCAAATCTTGATTGGCAACTGCGCCAAAGCACGGGCTTTTACACCCACGCAAGACATGATTGTGCTGTTTCGGGTCAGCACAGACATATCCACAGGGCGACCAGCCGTTGTGGTGCTGGCGGTGGTCACATAGAGGATTTGGGTGTTAACACCACCACGTTTGGCATCTCCCTGATAAACAATGTTGTTACCAAGGGCTGTCTGACCGAACAATGTGTTGCTTTCAGACTGAGTGTTTTTGCGCTTGAAAATGTCAAAAAATGCCATGATTTCCCCTCAATTTCCTACACTTTACCACTCTAGCGACCTAAAGCCAAATGATTCGCTGACAAATACGTTATCCAAATGACAGTGTATAGCCATAATCAAGGCAATAATACCGTCCACCTTGGCTGACGGGTCTGCTTCGTTCTTCCTGACCTTCACGTTACCGTTCACATCGGTGTAAACCTCGCAGTTTCCAAGCTGCCAACCAACAAACGGATTGCCATCGTGCTTGATTGCTTTTTTCAGAATCAGTTGTTCTGTAGTCTTGGAAGGGTTTGACAGCATAGCCATGCCCTGACCAACTTTCTTCACAGGCAAGCCATCTGCGTACAGGTTTGCCACCAAAGCGGCAGCGTTGTACGGGTCATAGCCAATTTCCTTGACGTTGTGTTTCTCGCATTCTTGCTTGATGTAGCTTTCAATCTCATTCAAGTCAGTGACATTACCTGGAGTCAGTCTAAGAATGCCAGTTGCCTTGGCTTGCAGAAAAATGCTCAAGTAATGGTTTGGAATCAGGTCAAGCGATTCTTCCGGTAGAAAGAATTGGAACTTTGCATAGAAATCTTCTTCGCTATACCTGTGAACTGTAGTAACAGCGTTCAAATCTCGGGTGTGCGCCAAGTCAAATGCAACAAATGTAGCTTCTGGCTTTTTCTCAGGCATTGGTGCAGCCGATTCATCCCAATGTCTTCGGTCAACCCAAGCAGTGTTAGCCGAGACATAGATGTTCAACTGCTTGCACAGAAACTCGTTTAGGCTTGCTGGCTTGGCAGACGCTTCTTCAGCCATCTGCTGAATGTGCTGTGTAGTGACAGACACCCCAAGCATCGGGTTCGCTTTACCCCATACCGCAGGGTCAGCCCAATTATCTCCGGGATCAATGCTATAGAGTAGACCAAACCAGCGGAAGCTATCAGGAGCAGCGCCACGCAAGACGTTACGGAAGTGAGAAAGGTCTTCAAAAAACTTGGTTTCCTTGGTGAAACTGGCTGTTGTCAGATACATCCGCAACGGGTTCTTACGAGCGCCCATACCCGAGTGAAGAACCTCAATTGACTGTCTCTCAGTAATCTGAGCAGCCTCGTCAATCATGGCGCAAGACGGGTTTTTACCGTCACCTGTTTTACGGTTTTCCCGTGACAGCGCCCTGTAGGTTGATGTCGAGTCGCCAGCCTTTTTCAGTTCGCTGCGGTAGGCAATGAACTTAGCCCCCAACTCAGGCTTCATGTTCTCCAAGATAGCTTTAGACGAATCAAAGCAAATACTCGCCTGATCCCTGTTAGTAGCCAGAGTAAACACTTCAGCGCCAGCATCACCAAACTGCAACTCATACAGCCCAATGATGGACGCAAGGGTTGTCTTGCCAGATTTTCGAGGCACGAACAAAATGACATCAGTGACATACCGATAAGAGTGATCTTTTCTGTCCCTGAACCCATAAACACCCGCCAAGTACATGACCTGAAAAGGCTCAAGTTCAATTGGCTTCCCGGCATCCGGGCCTTTGACATGGCGGCAGAATTTGACGAATTTGAGGATGTGTTCAGCCTTGGCAGGTACAAACTCGTAAGGCGCATCCTTACGCTCGACCATATCCAAGAACCGTTGGCAAGCTAGTTTGACATCCTCACACGCCTGAATGTCGCCCCTAGTTACCGCTACCGCATACTCAAACGCAGGGTTAAGCAGTGGCGAATAGCTCATCTACATCACTCACTTTAGCCTTCAACTTTGGTCGACCACGGGCCACCAAACCTAGTTCAGCCAGCATCTTGATGGCCTTGTCAGCCATCTCAGTGCGAATCTTGAACCAAGCTGTCACGCCTTCGTTGTTGCCGTAGACCGTGACATGACCATTTTCACGAATGTTGATTTCAGCAGTCAACAGGCTGTCCACCGTGATGACCAACGTGCCGACCAACAGTTCGTCAGATGCCGTGAGTACGCCTGTCGATGCTTCGACTTCTGCGCGAATGGCTGTCTCAAACGCTGCCTTGTCCCAAGTGGACGGGTCGTTTAAGTAGCCAAGGATGTGACGAGGTTTTTTTGCCATAGGTTTGTTTCTCCTGTCTTGTAAGTTGTTGGTGCGTGGCATCCAAAATGGCCCGATACGAATTTTCTCCATTTCAGCAGCTTTCGCCACACCAACACGACTGAGGACTGCCAAGACACCATCTCAACATAGTGCCGCTTCAGGCTTGTCGCAATCCTCATGCGTCTTGATGCGTAGCGCAAGCGTACCACATTTAGGGAATTCCCACGCAAAAGACTCCCCCCTCTTGACTTTGTACCACCCGGAAATTGACCCCGCGCCTGCTCCTGCGCCAAACGGGGTACTTTTAGTTTCAAAATGGCATAGCGGTAGCCCTAGGGCATTACATTTTGATTGCCGCATGGCCTAGGGCGTAGCTTATTGCAAACAGGGGTATTACTAATGAGGCGCTGAAAGTGCGGATCAGGCAGGCAGGCAGGCGTTAGGCTTGCAACATGGTGAACGCATAGTCTTGCGCGGTGTAATCGCGGGGCTTATCGGTGTAATGCCTAAACACCCCCCGCTTTTCAAGCCCTGATTTCGTACCGTGGCACTCAGGGCAGAGGCTTTGCCATAAATTACGGGTGAACGCATGGGGGCCAATAGCTGCCCACGGAAAAACGTGATCTACATGGTTCGCTTGCGTTATGCGCCCGTCAATCAGGCAGGCAGCGCATAGAGGGTTAGCCGATAGTTGCCGCGCCCTGATAGCTGCCCATGCCGCTGTTTTATACGGCGCGTTAAATGCCTCCCTTGTTTTGCTCACTTGTTTTATGGGCGCATGGTCTATGCAATAGACACTCCCACGGATAGAGGCGGCTTTGCATTGATAGTGGGCGCATTGATCTAAAGGGATAAAGGGCATAAGCACATTTTACAGAATGAATACTTTTTTCCCCTAGGGTTTTTATTTGTCTAAATGTAGGGTTATCCCTAACATAATTTTTTGGGGATAAGTAAGACAATCGCAGTTAGGGCAGCAAGGTGCAAGCCCGAAACCGGAGATACACCATGAAGATCAAGATGTTTAAAAAAGGATATGTAACTTGGGATGTGCAAATGCCATCCGGGATGATAGAGGTTAGGGTGCGCTGCGATAACGGCTACTTTGACAAGGTGAGATGCGACACTAGGGAGGCAGCTAGAGACTATTGGAAGTCGTTTTGCGCTATCGCTAAGACAGTTAGCAGCACTCGCACATTGAAAGCCTAACCATGAAAGAAAAGCTGATAGACGTAATTTTTGCAGTAGCTTTGGGCCTTGTCCTTTGTGGCTTTGCCCTTGCTTACTTTGACATCCTTACTTACTAACCCACGAAAGATAAGACAATGCAAGCAATACAGACACGCTATTTTGGCCCCACTAATAACCGTGGCTCACGAATTAAAGCATGGGCGCAGGCAGGCTCAATAACGATACCTTATCCGTATGAATTAAGCGGGCAGGCTTGCCATCGCAAAGCGGCAGAAGCTTTAGCCCTCAAATGCGAGTGGGATACACCGTTTTATGGCGAATTACTTGGCGGTCAATTGAAAAATGGCGATTACGTTTTTGTGTGGAATAACGCATTTTCAAAGGAATAAAAACATGAAAAGACAATTCAACCCCTTCCCGGATGTTTCAAGCCGCTATGGTTCGCCCATGGGCAGGCGTGGCGATAACCCCGCGAACCTGCAAGGCGTAAAGCGGTTACACGCTAGGCGGCAGGGCGGCGGCAATGGATACGACAAGGGCGGCGCTTATTGGGGGACACCCTCTAATGTATGGGGTGTATGGGCGTGGCTTGACGGGCAAGTAGTTTGTACTTATGTAAGGGCAGGCTCCCGCGCCGCCGCTATTGATAAGGTCAGAAAGGGCGAAGCATGAAAACAGATACTTTGACACTTCCAGCGCATTGGGCTTGCGCCCTTGTCAACGGTGACTTTTCCGGGCTTGAAGAAAGCGAAGCGAGCGAGCTTGAAGCGTGGCAAAGCGCTGCAAGCGCGGAAGGCTACGGGTTTTGCGTTGACGTAAGCCATGAAGCGTTTTTTTGTACGGGCCATGATGCAAGGGCTTACGTTTTGCCTTGCGATTGTCTTGAATTCACTTTTGAGGTTACACAATGAAAAAAGTTAAATTGTATTTATGGGATCAGTGCGACTATTACGCAGGGTTTGCGCCGCGCCGCTTTCGGGCTTGCGCTTACGTCTTGCATCTTATGGGGTGCGACTATTGGTTTACGTCAATAGACTATCAAGGGGGCAAAGCATGAAAAAAGACACTTTACAGGCTTTCATTCGTTCTAACGGGTTTTCATGGCCCGGCGGCTATCCTTGCGCCTTACTTATGAAAGACGGGCAAGCCATAGACGCACGGGCAGCGCGGGAGAATTACCGCCTTATAAGACGCGAAACGGGCAGCGACTGGTCGCCCGTTGACGTTTTTATTCATTGGGAGGGCGAGCCGCTTTTTTGCGCTCATTCTGGTCGCGCTATTGAGTCAGCTTATGGCGAGGTTGACGCATGAAAAAAGAACAAAGCCGCCGCGCATGGTTGAAAGAGCTTGCACGGTTACACCGTGAAAAGTGGCAAAAAACGGGTGACATAATTTTGCTCAAAATCGCTTACGACTTAGAAATTGAGGCGACATTTTGGGGGCCGCATGAAAATTGACGTAAAACTTGAAACCATGGGGGGGCAGCTTGTCCCCGTTTTGTTTTTCCCCGATCAAATAGAGCGAGACAAGACAATCGCCGCCTACAGTGAGCGAGAAGGCCACGTTAGCGCCTCTCGGGCTTACATGAGGCAGTGCAAGCCGCCCTCTACCGAAAGCGAGTATTTAGCCTGTTTTCAGGTTTTGCGCCGCTACTGTCAACGCTCAGAGGCTTTTATTAAGGTTTAACGGTTCCCACTAAGCCGCGAAAGTGATAAGCCCTAGGGGGTTTCGGGTTACGGCCTGAAACGTCCTAGGGCTTTTTTCTTGCGTCAACGGTTCCCGCTTACCCGTAAAAGCGATCCGCCCTAGGGGGCTGCAAGGGTTCGCCCATGCTTTGCCCTAGGGCGTTTTTTATGGGCGCTTATGGGCCATTGTGGGCAGCGACAGGCAGGCTACTGCGGCAGCGGTTAAACCGTAGGCGGGCAGGGCAGGCGGCAAAGCCTAACGGCAAACCATAGCGGCAGGCAGGGCAAGCAAAGCGGCAGGTTTAGCGGTATTCCAGCACGGGCAAGGCGGGCAAGCGATAGAGGGCAGGCGTTAACGGGCAAGGGCAGGCAGGCAAGGGCAAAGCCTGCTAGGTTGACGCAAAACAGGCGTTTTTTGTAGTGCTTTTTCCCATAAAAACCGCATGAAAAGTAGGACTTTGCCCATTAGAACTAGGGTAAACCCTGTAATACTGTATGCCCATCCAGTAATACTAGGGCCAAAAAAATGGGTTAGGCCACTACGCATTTCGGAAATAAAGAAAAAAAATGCCTAGTCAGGCTAGGCAAAATATTTCCCCTTCCGAAAATCTGGCAAAAATATTAAAAAATTTTGTCAAGCCTTCTCAAATTTTCTGACAAGATTTGTTGGTGGCTTCCAAAAACTTTCGTCAATCCTGTAGGAAATCACATCATTTTTCTGTGATTTGTAGCCAGAAGCGTATGCGGCTCTGGCAACTTGAAGTGCTTTTGCTTTTGTATCGAATGGCCCTTGCGAACCCCAATACCAGCCTGATGATTTCTTGACGAGTGGCATTATTTTAGGAATCTGAGCTTGTATTTGGTGGAATCTGCCAGATCAAGCAATTCATCCACGATGTTTTGCAGTTCGCTGTCCTGCGGAAATCCTGGCATCTTGCGATAGCTTTCGATCTGGTCACAGACGTATTGAACAAGCGCCAAACCATTTTCCCCCAGAAAAAGTGCCTTTTCCGCGAAAATTATTTTCGAGTATCGGCCTTGGTATGCCTCAATGAATTTGTCAGCCAAATCATCAAGACCATCGTAGAAGTCGCCCAAAGCCATGTGCTGTGAGTAGCTGTCAGTGCCAAGATGGTGGATATGCCCTGCTGTCACGCCGTTAAGCAGACACATTGCAAACTCTCCCATCACATTCGATGGTGCTTCGTTGATGCTGAATTTCATGGTGGATTCTCCTTCCATCATTGTATAACCGTAACGTCTTTTGAGCGAGAGCGCAGTTTGTTGCGTGTTTTCTCAATCATGCGCTCGTATTCTGAGCGACTGACTGATGTGCGCTGTAGGTGATGCCACTCTAAAACCTCGTTAATGGCTTTAAGACCTATTCCTGTAAACAACATCTTACCTGTGGCTTCAAATCGCTTGGCGGCTTGTTTAAGCTCGATCTCAGCCATCATGCAATCGACCAGTGCTTCAGGGCCAATGCCGCTTCTTGCCATAACCTGACAGATGTTGTTCATATCTACCAGTTCTTGCCACGTTTGAAGCGTAGCTTTGCCTGTACGCATAGCCTCAATGGCTGCTTTTTCGTTGCTTTTAAGCTGGTCAAGGCAATCGTCTGTTGTGATGCCAGCGCCAGCAATAGCATGAGCGATTGGGTCAAGTAGCTTGTATACCTTGCGGCGGCAAACTTTTCTCATGTTTTTCCCCTTGCTCGGATGGCTTCGTCATATCTTGCTTGTGATTTAAACCATTGGCTACCACTCATACGCAGTATGTCATCACGCTCATCAGCACGTACAAGGGCTTCAAAGGCTTTGAGGGAATCTGTATTGCCCATGAAAAAGTCATGCCGCATTGCTGAGTCATAGGCACGCAGGTCTTTCCAGCCAGCCTCACGGGCCATGTCTATCGTGTCTCTCATTTGGTTTCTCCTCTGGCTCGGATGGCGGCTTGCAGGGCGCAGAAATCGTCGTGCGCTTTTCGCGTTGTTTCCATGTGCTTGTTGCTGTCGCAGTGAATCAACCACCACTTCCGCGCAAACTCGCCAGTCTTATCGGCACACACCTCTCGTTCGTCAGCACGGACAAGCTCGACAAGGCGCATCACTTCCATTTCGCTCAGTCGCCATTGATCTTCTGCGTCATAAGACAACATTCCACCAGCAGCCTCACGGGCCATGTCTATCGTGTCTCTCATGTGTTCTTCTCCAAAAAATCTTCGCACTTGCGCTTCCAGCCCCACGAATCCTTGAGCCAGTAGACGGGTGCGTAAAAGCGTGGTTTGTGCAGCATGGCGCAGATCAGTGTTGGCTTAGGAAGTGCTCTCATGGTGGCGTGTTTGCACTGATCGCAGTGTTGAGTTTTCATGGTGTGTTCTGCTCCCGCAACGTGGCTTCGATGGCTCGGACAAACTCACGAATGTGATTGCTTGGGGTGATAACTGCATCCCAGATAGCGTCAATCTCCTCATCCGTCAGCCCAACCCATTGCCGCTGTGCTTCGGGTGGGGTGGTGTAGAGGGGTACTTCGTAGCGGATCGGATAGTCAGGCCGTTCTTTACCCCACGACACATGGGCGTAACTGCCGACTGTCGTAGCCCACGCAATAGGCTCCTGCACAGGTGCTGCGGGTGGGGTGTTCCACAGCTCATTTTTCATTGCGCGTAGCTGGCCTTCTTTTGTCACCAGCTCCTGCTTCTCAGCTGCCTCGATGGCGGTGCGAAGGGTGTCTTCAACAAGTTTGTCGAACTCTGCTTTTGCGGCATCGGCCTTCTTCCAGTGGCTGGAATACTCACTGTCTGCCCAAGACCAATAACGCTGACCAAGTTGAAATGCTTTATTCAGCGCCAGCTTCATTGCTTTATGGCTCATCATGTACCCCTTGTTCCCCAATCGGGCATCTTTTCTTTGGCGGCAAGTGCTTTGAGTTCCAAAAACAATACATCCAATTCTTGGTTGTTGAATCTGTTGCTGCAATAGCAACCCCAAAAGTAAGCTGCTTCTTCCCACAAGCATTCCTTAAACAGCCTGTCCCGCACAAATGCGCCAGGGCTGTTGGGCATATACAGCTTTAGTGGGTTTTCAATCTCGGCTCTCATAGCCGCTGCAATGGCTGCGTAGTTCATTTCTGTCCTATCTTGTTTAGTGTCCACTCAAGCAGTTGTTGCTGAGTGATGTCATAGTAAGCCACAAAGCCTTTGCTGCCTAGCCCGTGAAAACCCTTATCCCCACGGTGATGTTCCACACACAAAGGTATTAGGGTTTTGTAGTCGCCTTTGCCCCAACCTCCTGCTCGTAGATGATGGAGTTCCACTGGCCCCGGCTCATGATCGCCGTAAAGGTGGTGGCACAGCGCACAGCCAAGGCTTGCTACGGCCTCTTTATGCTTCTTCTCTGCGTTCGTCAATCGTAACTCCGTTCGTGCCGGCCCAATACAGCAGCCACTCGGTAAAGCTAATGGCTTGCTCTTTGGTGAACCGTCTGCTTTGGTGGCCTAGCTGGACAACTCGTTCGCCATCAATGCTTGGCATGATTTTGCTAATGCTGGACATTTCGCCACTTTCGTGCGCCCACTGGTCAATCAGAAATCGTTTCCACGACTCTGCTGTCCAGCGGCTACCGTGTAACTTTGCTTGTTTGGCAATCTGACCAATGATGCTGTGGTACAACTTCTCTTGGTCGCGGCTTTTCATGTCAGGTGTCATAAAGCGCCAATTATGCGTAAAGCGTCTTCAGGGCCATCAATGCGGTGCAAGCTACCACCTATCCAATTTCCAAAAAAGTCTTGCTGTAGCCTCGTTAAAGCCTTTTTAGGGCCATCCTTGATCTCGACCAAGAATGTCTGGTTGTTGTAGCCGACCAAAAGGTCAACAGGTAAGCCAATGACCCACACATAAGCACCTGCTGCCCTTAGTGCCGAAACAATCTGCGCTTGGTTAGCGTCTACACGGGCTGCGTACCTCATATTAAATTCCTATTTTGTAATCTTTAAAAACAGCACCTTTGCTGGCATCACCTTTCCAGCATTCTTTAACCCAACCACGTTTACCAGATTTATATGTACGCCAATGCCCTCGAACTTGATGCCTTCTTGGGCTTGCATGAGTGCCACCTTGTGGATCATTTTTTTGCGTTGGTGGTTCAATGATGACTGTGTGCCAATCAAACTTTAATGCAGGTTTTCCTTTAGCTATACGTTTTTGATTGATAAAAGTTCGTTGTGGTGTTGGTCTATATCCTTGAGTGTGTTCAGCTAATTTAATTAAAACTGCAAGCACCATACGATGAACTTGTTTTATATCATCAAGATTAATTTGCTTATCTTTTCGATAAACCTTAAAACCATCAGCAGTTGCTACATAAGCAAAAGGTGGAAAATATTTACCACCGTGATACATTGAACAGCCGCTAACAGTTATTGATTGATCGCTTTTAGCAAGCATCAACATAAAGTCTTTACCTGTAGTATCTAAACCAGCAATGCCAGTGCGCTTTGAAGGTATGTTCATTAAAAATTCAGCAGGAACTTTCATTGCTAATGTGCTGTCCATTTGTCCAACATCAAACCACAAAGCCGTTTCAGGCTCTGGAGCATAACGAATAGCTTTTTGAATAAGAGGAGTCATAGCAAGGCATCCTCTGCGTCATCACGCTTTTGATTTTCATATTCCTTGATCTGTTTGCGTGTCCAAGGTATTGGGCCAGATGGTGGTGGAAAGGGCCAGTTCATTCAAGTTCTCCTGATTGCAGTTTTGCCATGTACGACCGAATGCGCTGTACTGAGCCAATGCCGTAGCGTCTTTCAAGGTATTCAATGCGTTCGGCAGTCAACACCCTGCATTTAAGAGTCTGATAGGTGGAAAACAAAATTCTTGCTTCGCCCAACTCAATCATATACCTGTCGCCTTCGTCTGATATTGGTCTTCTTGTCATGGATATGGCCTCAACGAAATCAAGCCCCACTTCATTTGCGGGTACTTGCGAACAATGTTTGTCTTTTGCAGACGCTGGATGCTGGCCCAAACTTGCTTTGTTGTCCAGCAGGTGATTTCTTCAATCTCTTTGCTGGACAGTTCGCCGTGCTCAAGCAGCTTTTTAAGGGCATAAGTTCTGGTCATACTTTCCTCAAGACTTGGTTAATTTGTTGACGAATGTGGTCAGGCATAGGAGCAGCCTTTTCCCGGTCAGCCGCAATCTTGAGCAGCACAGGGTCAGGGCCAGAGTGTTTGGCAGGGACTGTTGTTCGGGCAATGTCAGCGGCTTGTTGGGCAAAGGTAGGCTTAGGTGCTACCCACTCTGCTTTAAAACTTGCCCATGTGCGGAGGCAACATTCTTTTATAGCATCGTCAATTGTCCATCCAGCTTTGTTTACTTGTGAAATAAACATATCCCATGCAGTTTGTGTTAACGGAGCATCTTTCTTTTTTCTTATAACAAGCCAATCATTCCAAAGCTGTTCATCAATAACATTAGGTCGCGTTACTAACGAGTCCTTTCCCTTCCTTTTCCCTTCCCTTCCTTTCCCTTCCACTTGAGTATGCACAAGCGGCGTGACTGACGCGTCATCCACGCGTGAATCACGAGTGCAAGTTGTTGATTCTTCAAGTGAAGGCAACAAAGATGTCGATTCTCTGTTGTTAATCACCTGATGCTGCGACCAAGTTGGAATACAACCAAATTCATCGCCATCTAACTGATACTTGACGATAAATCCATGCGTGACTAACGCGTCAAGCACGCGTAAAAAATCAATTTGATCGTATGGAAGAACATCCAGCTTCAATGCCCTTGGCTTCCATTTAAATCTACCTTCTCGATCACAGGCCGTAAACAATCCAATGTATGCCAAACGCAAAGGCAATTTGCTTTGCTGTTCTGCCTCGAAAAGTGCTTCATGCCGAAACAATTCTGGTTTAACTGTTCTGATTCGTGCCATTGGCCTTCTCCAGAAACAAATTAACCAAATCTTCTTTAGTTAAAACTGTAAGAATGTCACACAAGCCATCAAGATCGTAGCAATTCCAATATCCAATTTTTGCCAAAGAAAGCAAAACATTAGCCTTGCAACCTTCACTTTCTGCGTGTTGATCTGAATGACAATCAGCGCATAAAGTTATGATTGTGTCCATGTCATAGTCCCACGGCCCTTCAGAATATGGGTGATAGTGGGAATGATGTGCGTGAAGCGTTTTTGTTGTGCTTCCGCAACATCTGCAAGCAAATCCATCACGCTCGTAAACGCGCAATCGCATTTGTTGCCAGCGAGGGTCTAACAATTTTTCGGAATAGCTTTTCTTAGCCATAAGCCGCACCTTTTAACAATGAGCCACCTTGAAAGAAACCAACGGAAGGCGAGGTGGGGACGCTTTTCCCGAGGCTCATGACTTCCTCGGTATCCGGGTTTCACAAAACTATACCACCAATCAAGCCCTTGAAAAAGCGGTAATTGGATGAGGGTTGTAATTCTGTGGTCTGCCTGTGTTCCTGGCATTAACGATGTCTTGCTTGCTCAACAACGTAAATTCCTTGCTACGCCAGTTAAAGGCATTGCCAGATGACTTGACCGACCCATCAGGCCAATACTTTACATCTTGGGTATCTTGACTTGTCTTTTTGCCTGTCAACCTGTAGGAGTAATTGCGCTTGTCTGTCAGGCCGATGTTTTTGTATTGATCGACAACAATCAGACCTTCTTTTAGCAACTCATCCCTGATTTTTGCCGCGCTAACCTCAAACTTGTTTGTCATGTTGTTCGTGATAGTTCGGTGCGACTTCGGCCCGTTCTTCAGTTGGTCGAGGTAGTACCGCTTTGCTTGTAGCATATTTCAAATTCCTTTTTTGCTGTTAATTCAATGGCTCGGGCTAAGAGAGCAACAGTAGCTGCCTCAAAGTCTCCGGGATCAAAAGTGTATTGCTTGACAGATTGGATTGCAATTACGCAAAGCTCCTGTGCGGCAATTGTTTCGTGGTGGTCTAATGTATTCATGCTGGCGAGGTTATCATTGTTAACCAGCTTGTCTATTAGGGTATGTCCTAATGCTTTTTTGTTTTATGCGTCATAACATTGAGGCTCAACAAGACAGGAGTTCACATGAACACAGCATTTCTTACACGGGTTCGCAACTTATACTGCGTAGATGGTGTGCCAGTTAGCACACAACGACACAACTGCCGACAGTGGATTAAGTCAATCCGGTTTCTTGGCGACAAATGGTTGCTTGCCAAACCAATCAATCGTAAAAGTTAAGGTGTTCAGCCAACCTATTTAATGGCTGTTTTTTTAGGAGAATGAAATGGGCTTTGTAGCTTCTGACAGTGGTGGTGGTAACTTCAAACGTGTGCCTTCTGGCGTTCACATTGGTCGTTGCTATTCGTTAATTGACCTTGGCACACAGTTGTCTAGCGGTCAGTATGGAGAGAAATTGCAGCACAAGATTCGTGTTGCCTGGGAGTTGTTTGGCGAGGACGAGGACGGAAAGCCTTTGACCGTTGAGTTTGATGGCAAAGAAATGCCTATGACCATTAGCAAGTCATACACCTTGTCTCTCAGTGAAAAAGCATCACTGCGTAAAGACTTGCAATCTTGGCGTGGTCGTGAGTTTACTGATGAAGAAGCTAAAGGCTTTGACATCAGCAAGTTGATTGGTGCTTACTGCATGGTCAACGTGACTACAAGTGAGACAAACGGCAAGACGTACAGCAACGTAGCCAACCTGACCCCATTGCCTACAGCATTGAAGGCCAACAAACCAGCGCCTGTCCACGACACAGTGATGTTTGACTTGGACAATCCTGATTGGGCTGTGTTTGACACGTTCCACGACAAGCTCAAGGATGCGATTAAGCGTAGCCCTGAATTTGCCAAAGCTGCGGGTCACACTGTTGCGCCTGTTGGCGATGATGACGATATAGCGTTTTGACCATGACAAGCCTCTATCAACTAGCGCACGACTTTCGTGAACAACTTGATAACCTGTTTGATCCAGAAACAGGTGAGGCTTTGCCAGCGTTTGACGAGTTCCGGGTCATGCTCGGCAACAAAGCAAACGCTGTCGCTGCCTACGTTCTTAACTGCGAGTCAGATGCTGAACAAGCAAAAGCCGCTATTAAGCGTATCAAAGCCCTTCAAACGGCCTACGAGCGCAAAGCAGAGAAGTTGAGGGAATACCTTGCCGAGAACATGAAAACGGCAGGAATCCACGAAATTAAGGCTGCTGACGGGTCTTTTGTGGTTAAGTTATATCTTGACCGTGACGAGTCTGTTGTCATTGAGGATGGTGCTAAGTTTGCGCCTGAATTGTGCAACGACCCCAAGCCACCAGAGCCAAGCAAAACCAAGATCAAGATTGCCATTCTTGCTGGTGAGCCTGTAGCTGGTGCTTACATTGTTCGCAAAGATCGTTTAACCATCAAATGAGGTCACTATGAAAAAAGTCATCATCGCTCTTACGCTTGCCGCATCTGCCACAGCAGTCTGGGCAACTTGCACCACTCACACAATCATTCAGGGTAGCCGCATGGTTACTTGCACCACTTGCTGTTACGGTCCTGGTAACTGCACTACAACCTGCTTCTGATTTTCGGGCCGAAAGCGGATGTTGCAACGGGGGTGAGTCCCGACTGTGGGGAGACTTCCCTGCCCACAGCGCAATGCAGCGAGTAGGCCCACCTTACAAGGATAAGACATGAAACTAAAAGATTTTTTTGGCGGTCATCCTTTAGACCTTTTCCCAAGGGTTAGGAAAGACGATCCCATCACATCATTTGAAGCAGCAGACTCTGTTAAAGAAGTCTCTGCCAAACATCACAAAATCATCCTTGAGTGCCTAGAAAAGAACGGGCCGCTTGGCAAAGATGGCATCGCAAGGTTAACTGGCCTTGAAAGCAATCAGGTTGCAAGACGTTTGAACGAGTTAAAGGTTATGTGCCTTATCGTACTGACAGGCAACACAGTTAAATCAAACTCCGGTCGTAATGAAAGAGAGTGGACAGTATGAAAATGATTGAAGTTTGGGAAACAGACGATGGCAAGACATTTAAAAGCATCACAGAAGCAAGGGTGCATCAAGAATGTCTGAAATATTTGCCTGAGATTGAAGCATTCATTGAATCAGATGCTTGCAATTACAAAGGCAAAGCGGCAAAAACAATCATCAAAAGCGCAATAATTTCTTGGGTATTTTGGAAGGCTGATGGAGGCAACAAATGAAAGAAACACAATCGTTTGGCATGACAGAGTTTCAGGTCATGCAGTGGGCAGAAGCAACAGGCATCTACGCAAACGGCACAGCATTAGGCCAAGCAAAAAAGACGCTTGAAGAAGCTGGTGAATTGCTTGCCGCAGTAGCCAGTAATGACCGTGCAGAAATTGCCGATGCCCTTGGTGATGTCATGGTCACACTGGTCAACGTAGCCGTGTTGTGCGACATGGATTTGCGCCAGTGCTTTTACAAGGCTTACAAGGTCATTGAGCCACGCAAAGGCTACATGAACAAGAACGGTCAGTTTGTGAAGGAGTCGTGATGATTTTTGACCTTACTACTTCTGCCCTTGACAAACAAGTCTCTGGCGATCATTACAAGAACAAAGCCATCCAGCCTGTTGTCTACATCCACGCAAACAATCTTGGATTTTGTGCTGGCAATGTAGTGAAGTACGTTACTCGTTACAAAGACAAAGGCGGTATTGCTGACCTTGAGAAAGCCAAGCACTACATTGAGTTGCTCATTCAGCTAGAAACAGAGCAATCTCAGCCTGACGCCGTTTAACGAGTCCAGGCAGGACTTTGCCACCACCCTTGGTCCAAACCATAAAAGCCTCCGCAGCACCCTCCCAATCGCCTCTATTGGCCTTCATTCGGATGGTGCTGCGCTGTAGGTTTCCTAGCCCTGCATTAAAGGCAAAAGAGACAAGAGCGTCAAAGCTGCCTTGACGCCCAACCACGCCGGGAACAAGTCGTAGAACACCACGTTCAAAAGTCTCGACATCTTTTCGGAATAGCGCATCGATTTCATCTTTGCTCCAAATGCGGAAGTCATCTATCTGCAAAGGCATTTCTTTGCGAATCATGGCTGTTGGATTGGCGGGTGTACGCACCACAGGCAATTTGATTTGCTCTTGATACAGCACATGACCATATCCAATGGTCCAGATGTGAGCAGGGCAAAGGTATGGCTTGTTCCTGCACCCCTCAAAGCGGTGCATCAAATCTTCACCAGCCTTGGACAGCTTCACTTCTTGCTCCAAGTTCTACTTCCAAACCAGTAACCCAAAATCCCCCCCAACATAGCCATTTCATCGCTGGAAAAAATCAGGTCGGAGTAACGAATCACATCGTCAATGTTTTGAATAAGTCCGGGATGGTTGTACATATACCAGCACATAAACGCATTGACCAGCACCAACTCAACTACAAAGATATAGGTCACTGTAGGACGCACAGTACCGACATAGCTAGATACCCATGTAGATGCTTTCTCAAGCACCTTCTTGTCATGCTCAAGCGCGGCCTCAGTCATTCGGGCATCGGTTTCCATTGCCACTTGCTCTGTGCGGATTTCCTCAACACGGGCCTGAGCCGCAAAGCCAGCAGCGGCTAGTTGCAGTTCACGCTCGGTCTGGACTCGGGCCAATGCCAGTTCATGCTTTTGGTCTGCTTTGTTTTGGAAGTATTCCAGCAGCTTTGGTAGGCCAGAGATCAACAAGCCACCAAGGGTTGAAATGAGAGATAACATTTATGCGCTCCTTGCATCCATGAGAATGTAGACGCCAAAGCCTACCAAAAGAAAAATCAGTATTACGCAACCGACTACGATAATAATTTCCAAAAGTTCTTCACGATCTTGCTTTGCCCTTAATGCACGATCACGGGCAATCTGTGCGTCAATTTTGTCTTGCTTATTCATTTCAGCAACACGGGCCATGATGGAATTCCATACGTCCATGTTGTTGGGGAAGAACAGACCTTTGACCTGCTCCTCAAAATCTTTCTGTGCTTTTAGGTCAAGCTCAATTTGAATGGCTTTGCCCATGTTAGAGCCGCCACTGCTTTTGGCTTGGTTTAACGCTTTGGTGACTTCATGCTTTTGCTCAAAGTATTTGCCAAGCAATGGGCCAAGACTCCGAACATCATCCACTGTTCCTGAGACTTCTTTAATCATGGCAACCGTCTTTTGAACAGCAGCCATGCCAGCAAGGGCCAATGTGATCGGGTCCATTATCTCAACACCTCAATAAAGATTTTGGCGCACCAAACAAAGAGGCCAACTAAAAAGGCCGCAGCAACAAAGCTGACAGCCCAATCTTTCATCTCAGTATCCACACAGCCGAAAAGATTGTGCCGCCCATAGACAAGATCATTACGCCAGCAGTCTTAATTAAGATGCTTTCTAAACGCTTTAACCGTGCGTTAATTTGCTCATAACGAATGGCGCAGACTTCTTCATGTGTTGAAAGTCTCGCGTCTGTAGCGTCAATCGTGCTCATCTCATCAAATCCTTGTTGGCAAGTAATCGAGTGTCGTTAGGCTTAAATTTTAAAGCCTCATCAATCTCTTGTCTTGCCTTATCTTTGTACCCAAGATGCCAAGCAGCAATGCTGCAAAGATCGTGTGGCTTGTCAGACCATGCTGACGGGTCCATCGTGTAGACCTCTAGCTTTTGAGTGATCTTGAGCGCCCTAGTCGCGGCAAAGTAGCAAGTCTCCCAATCCTTATTATTGTAGGAAAACATGGCGTAATCTACCCAAGGCTCACGGGTGTTGGGTTCTTCAAGGCAAGCGCCCTGATACCACTTTTCAGCCTCTTTAATTTCACCCAAGTTTTCGTGTGATTTACCCAACAGCCTCATGGCATAGCATCGCTCATGGCTCCAGCTTGCTTGCGGCATTGTCAGGTAGTTTTTGAGCGCAGGGATAGCTTCTTGCCAATGAGAATAGAACGTCAATTCTCTGGCGTAATAGAAAGCATTTCTGTGGCAATACGGGTCTTCTTTAACAGCCAACTCTAGCAATGGCAGATACTGACTGCGTGACTTTGTGTCATCAGGATGATGGCTAACAAGCAACATATCCGTATATGCGTACACTTCAGGCACTCTGGCGTCAGCACGGATACATTCATGGATTGGATGATGCCAATGGTAGCCGTGTCGGTGATGTATCTTGTCGCTGTAAAACACAACGCCGTTGCTCCAATCAAACTTGTAGCGCAGTCGTGTTGTGCCTTCTGTCCAAAGTCTTTCTACCTCTTGCCGCCATCCTGGCTCTAGCACCTCATCTAGGTCAAGGGAAATGCAGACATCGTAGTCGCCGGGGATAAGAGCCAAAGCAGTGTCACGGGCTTTGTCAAACCGCCAAGGCTTGACGCAGATTTCGTGGACAACTGCCCCGCAATTGATCGCAACGGCTTGTGTGTTGTCGGTAGAGCCAGTATCCGCAATGAGAATTAAATCAGCATCTTTGGCTGACTCGCAGAAACGCCGAACAAACTGTTCCTCGTTTTTACTGATGGCATATACCGCAATTTTCATGTCTTATCCTGTTTAAAAGAAGGCAAAGAAATTACCTGTGTTTGTCGCAGGGGGAGCCACTACCGTACCGTTGATATAACTCACCGACAGATAGTCAATGCCGCCACCAGCCGTGAAACTCAATCCTGTGTTGTTACCAGCATCTGTTGAGTTAGCGCCCATCAACCATGCTGTAGATTTTTGCAGTGTTGCTTGCGATGTAGTAGTGGAGCCGAGTTGCAACAAGTTCCCGGCAACACCCGACAAATTAAAGGCGTTGAAAATGGTAGTCGTACCTGCCGTGAACTGAACCCTGCCAATCGCTGTATTGGTGATGTTGGCAAACCTGTTGCTGCCGGTAACGGTCAGCGTTCCTGCACCACCTTGGTTGATTGTGGGGTAGGTTTGGATGCCACCACCAACAAAGGTCTTGGCAGATGCAGATGTTAGGCTGATCGTGCCTGTGCCTGTGACGGTTAGGTTTGTGGATGTTGATGCAAGCCATGCGTTACCGCTACCAGCAATAGTCCATGTGCCAGAACCCACAGCCATAGTTCTGGTGGTAGTCCCGGACATTGCGGCTGAAGCCGCTGCGCCAGACATTGTAACGTTATATCCATTTGCATCAAAAGTGCCAGAAACAAGCGCAATTACACCAGCGGATGCGTTTGAATTATTAAAAGCATCTTGCAAAGTTACCGATCCACTTGGACTGTCTATTGTGACCCTCTGCGTAAACGTAACACCAGCACTCGTAATCGTTTGACTGTTACGCCCTGCGAATGTCAGCGTACCCGTACCAGTCAGCGTTGTGCCTGTCCCGTTGATCCAGTTGCCGTAGATCGCTGGTGTGTTTGTACTTGTTGCCAGCGTCATCGTGTTGCTGGTACGGGCAGACATATCAATCGTGCCGATGTTGTAGGTGGCGTTGATTGATGCTGTACCACCCGATCCGGGCCTTACTGTCGGCGATGACGGAAAAACCGCAGTGTCTTGCGCCAATGGAAATGCCGTTACATCGGCAGAACCACCATTAGTAAAAGACCACGAGGTTCCGCCCCAGTTGTTTCCTGTTGGAACTGCGTAATACACCGTCTTAGCCGCAGGGAACGTAATCCCACTGTTGCCTTTGCAGTCACCCAAGCGAGTACCACTGACAGGAGCAGCAGCACCAGCAATGGTGATGTCTCGAAAGTCAATGTCGGTGAGTGATGCAATAGCAGCGCAGGTCAGCGTGCGTGTTGTGCCAAGGGTGTCTGATCGCACGAACGTCCTGATCGTGGCGTTGGCTCCAGCGGAGATCGTCAGAGTGCCGTTGATGGTTTGATCTGCGTCAACAATTAATGGTTTGATACCAGCACCGCTACGCGCCGCCACACTCAGGTTGCGAAAGGTGTTTGCGCCAGAAACCTGCTGCTGCGTTGCGTTTGCGCCCGTAAAACTTACGTCATAGAACGTAAGTCCTGTTGATGCTACGTTTAAGTTAGGGCTTGTTGCAGATGACAGAACGATTGTTGATGTTCCGGCATTGAACGTCATCCCTGTAGTAGTATTGAACTGCACCACAGAACCAGAACCACTTAGCGTAACCGTACTGCTACCCAGATTGATCGTCCGTGTGTTGCTGTTGCTGGACGACAGGGCTGTGGCAGTGACGTTGAAGTTGTTGGTGGTGAAGGTTCCAAACGAAACTGTTATTGATGATGAAGAAGTAAATGCGTCGCCAAGTGTGTGTGTGGCTGTTGATGCTGCGGAACCAATTGTTATGGCTGGCAGTGTTTTACCTGCCGTGGTGATCGTGTGACTCCCAGATGTTGCATTGAAAACAAAACCGTTTGTTGCTGGAAGAAACGTCATGCTTGAACTCAGTGTCAAGCTCCCGTACAAATTTAGTCCTATAGAGCTGAAAAAAAGTGTGCCAGTAAATCCAGTGCAGTTTAAATTGCGACAAACAGGGGTAGGAGTTGTTACAGTTACTGTTACCGCACCAGATGCAGCATCAAAGAAAACATCATCGTTAGCCGTAGGCACAGGCTCGCCACCAGTACCACCTGATGTAGCGGCCCACTTAGTGCCAGCAGTAGCATCCCAGTTGGCAGTACCCCCGACCCAGAAGCGGTCAGGCATCTGTCACCTCGTCTACAGGAGGGGCAGTCACAACAGCAATCCAGTTGTCCACACGCTGCTGCTTCATTGCTTGGATTTCTTCAGCGGTAAATGTTTGGTCGTCAGGCAGATGCAAAGCGTCGCGGAACATGCCGTGGGGTGTGTCAAACTCAAAGTCGATTTTCATGGTCAGAATCCAAAGTTTTTAGCAATCAAATCCCATTTGACAGCAGTGCTGTCGTAAATGAAACCCATGTAATCTTCTTTACCAGCACCAGAAGATGCTGTTGGCAAAACAAGATCGGTTGACCCTCTGAAAACACTGTTCCAACTAAATGTCTGCACGTTGGTGCTTGTCATGCGGAACATCAACTTCTGACCATTCGCCAAAGTACCCGTTGGAGCATTCAGCGTAAACGTGCCAGCAGACTGAGTGTTCGCCATTGTCGCCATGTCAGTCGTATCAGCGTTCATGGTGATGCTTGTTGCATCAGCATAAGACACCACACGACTGCCGTACATAGCGCCTGTCGGTCCAGTAGGACCAATTGCACCTGCACTGCCTGTTGGACCTGTTGGCCCAGTTAAACCAGTTGCGCCTGTCGGTCCTGTAGGACCAGCGACCGTAGAAGCCGCACCTGTAGGGCCAGTTGGACCTTGGATACCTTGTGGACCTGTAGGGCCAATATCGCCTTGTGGTCCAGTAGGCCCAATAACCCCTTGTGGGCCTGTTGCTCCCGTTGGGCCAGTGGGTCCAGCCACAGTAGAAGCTGCTCCTGTCGGACCAGTAGGTCCAGTAGCGCCTTGAATGCCTTGTGATCCAGTAGGACCAGTTGGTCCTTGAATACCTTGTGCGCCTGTTGGTCCAGTGGGTCCGGCAACTGTAGAAGCAGCGCCAGTAGGTCCAGTAGGACCAGTTAAACCAGTAGGGCCAGTAGGGCCAGTAGGTCCGGCAACTGTAGAAGCTGCACCAGTTGGACCAGTAGGACCAGTTAAACCTGTTGGTCCTGTTGGACCAGCAACAGTTGATGCTGCGCCCGTTGGACCCGTTGGACCTGTCAAGCCTGTGGGGCCAGTGGGTCCAGCAACAGTGGAAGCAGCACCTGTCGGCCCTGTAGGACCAGTTTGTCCCGTTGGGCCAGTTGGTCCAACAACGCCTTGTGCGCCTGTAGGTCCAGTTGGGCCAGTAGGTCCAGATACACCACGATCAATCCTAGCCTCTACGCGAGGTTGTGGGACTACTTCAAGGTTTACGTTGTTTCCGTCAATGACGTTTACAGTTACGTTGCTCATAACACGATCACACCATCAGAACGTACAAGGAACAACAGGAAGATAATCATGTCATCTGCTGGAGTGCTACCAGAAACAGGAAACGATACCTTCACACGACCTGAATAACCCACGCAGTTCTGAGCGTTAATATCAAGCTGCGGATCAGTCGCCATCAAACCCCATGCGCCAGCATCAATTACAAGCGTACAAGTGCCAGCAACAGCAGCAATGTTTGTGACGGTCAGAGGAATAGCAGCCGGGGTTGGCGTGTAATCGGCAATGTCAAAGGTCAGCCCGTTACGGGTGTCCTGAATGTTGGTGACATTGCGTCTAACGATTTGAGCATCAATGGTTGCGCCTGTAAGGTTGACGGGCAAGCCAAGAGATGTGAAAGACAAGTTCCAGTACGTTTGCTGATCCCAAACGAGTTCGCCAGCTAGGATTGGATTGTCAAAGCCCGACACTTGGGCTAAAGAGTTGCGATTAAAAATTGCCATGATGACTCCCTGTTCTCAGGTGGTGACGCTCCCCATGTACTCACAGGGCTACGGGTCTTGTCATGTATTGATGGAATTATCCCACTATTTCTTACCAGCGCAACAGCACAGCACCTGCGCCGCCACCGCCACCGCCACCGCCAGCGTTAGAATTTGCACCGCCGGAGCCTCCTGCCGCACCGCCTGAGTTGCTACCACCAGCACCGCCAGCGCCTGAAACAGTAGAAGAACTATTGCCACCCGCACTACCTGCAGTGCCGTTAAAAGCAGAACCACCACCACCACCAGGATTGGCAAATATGGCTGCCCCACCGCCACCACCACTAGACCACCCGGCTCCGCCAGAACCGCCACCCCAATAATATATACCTTCCGCAGAATCAATAGTACTTGGTCCTTGACCTCCAGAAAAACCAATAACATTGACAAATTCTTTTAAAAACGGCGAAGAAGTCGTTATGGTCGGTGTTGTTCCTGTACCGCCACCAGGGCCACCAGAAACAACTACAAAACTACCAAAAGAAGATGCACCTCCCGTGGTTCCGTTTGATGAAGTAGAGCTATTGCTACCCGCACTACCCGCACCTCCTGCCCCGACTGTTACTGCAATGTTTTGGCCGGGAGTTAAACCAGTGACAAGGCATTGAGCAGCATTACTGCCGCCATTTACAACCGCGCCACCAGGGCCATTTACGCCACCTTTACCTCCACCACCCCCTGCAATAACAGTTGCCATTACAGAAGTTACGCCTGCCGGAACAGTAAACGTACCACTTGCTACAAACAATTGCTGGCTAGTGCCAACAGGAATAACAACAGCGCCAGTAAGTCCGTTAACGCTAGTAACACCTCCATTAGCCGCACTAGTTGCAGTGGCTGCGTTACCGCTAATGTTAATGCCCCAAGTGCCAGAAGCATCACCACCAGTTCGTGATGGGACGTTAAGGTTTGCTCTTGCATCAGAATTCGTTGATGCTCCTGTGCCACCGTTAGCAATAGGCACAGCGTTTACAAGGCCATCAGTGGCATCTAGCTGACCAGCAGTGTTTAGGTTGTTTGCAAGCTGAGAAAGATTAAATGCTTGTGTCATGTTACGTCCTTATGCTGCGCCATCTCTGGCAAATGTTTGCTGATTTAACAAGGTGAAGTTGTTATCAAACGCCGTTACCAAATTATAGTTTGATGTGCTTGCTGTGTAATCCAATCCACTGCCTTGAGCAAGCAATACGCCGTTTGCGTAAATCTCAAGCGCCAAAGGATTACTTGTAAACGGATATGTCAATGCGCCATTAACAGAATACGCAACAGTGTTTGTGACGTTAGACGCAGGGATACCAAGGTTGTTCTCTGCGTACATGATAAGCGTCATTTTGCCTGTCACGTTAGCAGGAAAACCTGTAATCGCATTGCCCGACAAATCATAGTCAATTTCACTAAGTTGAGTTCCATTCACATACAAAGATTCAAAGCCATTACGCACAGTCACATTTGTAGGATCAATAGACGATGCATTGACCAGATCATATGTGTAACGACTAAATGGCCTGTAAGCAGCGCCAGCAGCACGTTGCCTAAACACGCCAAGACCTGCTGTTGCACCAGAAATAGTGGTCGTAAACGTAATTGTCTTTGTAGACACGTTGACCGACTGAACCGTAAAGGTTGTTTGTGTAGATGCAGGGTCTGGTTGCGCTGCGGCAAAACACAATTTGTCACCAGCCTCAATGATTTGGTCGGTGGCATCTCCGTAGACAATAGTGGTTGAACCGCTTGATGCAATTGTTGTTCCAAGCACTTCATAATATTGATTTGTGCTAACTGCTCTCATGTTGTACACAACAACAATTTCACCAACAGCACAAGCCGTGTTCAGCACAACAGTTGTTGTTGTCTCCGAGTACAAAGATGTGTCTAGCAAGCAACCATTCTTAAACACAAGAATGTTGCCAACAACGTGAGTTACAGCAAATGATGTTTGACCTGCTGTAGCAACAAAAACTGACTCTGTGTAAAAGAATTGATCTTGTTCTGTAAAGCCAACTACACGACCGTAAATGTCTACTGTTAAAGTTGCTGCGGAAAAAGATTTGGAGTAAACGCCAGAGCCAAAATTCAGGAACTTTTGCAACGAAACAACCATTGACCCGTTTGTGTTGTTGGTCACATTTAACAAACCATCAGCAGAGCTAATGGCTGTTGTTCCTGCTTGTGTCAATTGTCCTGTGCGTTGGTCAAGGTCAATAAAGTTAAAGCCATCTTCCAATGCGCCCCATACGGATGAGTCATATACAGAAGTCTCTGTTGGCACAAACGCACCGCCCAAGTTTGCAAAACCAGCAGTTCCCACGGCAAAACTAAACTTGCGGTTTGTTCGGTTAGCAAACAACAGGTAATTGTTTGTTCCAAAATTACCTGCGTACCATGTGTAGTCTGAAGGATTTGGGCTACCGTTTGCCGTTGGGTTGTTTAGCAAGCCGTAGTATGTTTTGTTGCGAGGGTTTGTGCTGAACCCTGATGTGCCTGTGGCGTTGTCAGCATAAGCAACAGCAATCCATCGCTCAACATACTGGAATGTTGTTGGCCTCCAGTTAAACACAGTCGATGCTGGCGAGTATTCGCTGGTAGCAATTGGGTTGACCAGACGAGAAAACAGATACCAGTTGCCAGCAGGAATTTGCAAGTTAACTGTAGGCAATGTTTGACCAGCAGAGAATGGAACACCGTTGCTTGGCAATGATGTAGTGCCGCCAAGAAATCGTTGCGTTGCAGTTGGTGTTGCAAAAGCTGAATACCAAATCTCAGCATACGTTGCAAAACTAGCTGTCCCCATGAATGGCTGAACCGTAAAACTAGGAACAGCCGCAGAAGGGAAGCTAGAAGTTACTGTAGGCGCTGGAATAGCACCAAAGAAAGACGGGTCAGGCAAGTCTGAGTTAGGTGCTGGAACGTACTTTGTGATGTCCTGATCGTCATACACTTGTGCGTTATATTCGTTCAACTCAAACGATGCGCCAAGGTTGCCATCAGGCAAAGACACTTCAGACACACGCATCACCCTAAATGGCTTGTTTGTCCAGCCGTAAGATGAGTTGGTCACAGTCACCACATCGCCAGCATCAACCTGGATACCAACATATGCTGTGCTGAAGCTAACAATCAGGTCTTCACGGGCTTGCTCAAGAATTCTGGTTGCAAGGTACTGAGCCTGAACCGAATCATTGGTCATCGCAAACTGGACAGATTGCTTGTTGATTGGCTCGTTGGGATACAGCAACTCTGCTGGTGTCTCGTAATAAACAAAGTCAGATTGATCGCGGTTCTGACCACTAGGAAACTCTGCTTCAATCTGGTTGACGCTGCTTGTAATGTCGTAAGCACTGACGCGAATTTCGCCAATAATAGAGTCATCATCAAAAGCATAAGCCACTGAAGACTCTTTGTTGATGACAACACTCCATTGGCCTTGTGCTGCGTTGTATTGATTCCATGAATCGCAAACGATCATAATGGAGTTAATGTTGTTTAGGCATGACTGTCCTGTATCAATAACACCATTGATGCGATAGCGAGGTTGCGTTAAAACACCTGTCCCAGGTTGTGTGTACGGAATTAAGCCATCGCTGTATGCGTTCAAAGCAGTAGCAGATGTGGCGTCTACCAAGTCTGCTGGCATAGCGCCACCGTACTTTTGGTTTGTGATGTAGTCGTACCAAACATCTCCCGGCTTTGCAGCGCCAGTGCCATTAAGATAATGGCTGACAGAGTAAGTCAGGGTTTGCATACTTGTAGTCTCTGCCTCTTGGTTGTAATTCATTTTTACAATCGCAAAGGCAAGACCGTTCATCTGTCGATTAGTTGCTGACCACCGCAATTCAGATGGCAGGTCAGAACCACCCATGTATGTTGATGGCAAAGCCGCACCGTTGGCAGAAGTAATGACACCAGATTCTGTTGACTTGTACAAAGCAATGAACAGGTTGCCACTGACCTTAGTGTCCACGTTACCTGCGCTGTCAGTCAGGCTAACGACCTTTGTTTGGTCTGTGCCATCAAACGTAATCTTGCGATCACCCCAGTACATATCTGTCAGGTCAAACGAGAATTGACCGTTGGGACTGATGTGCGAAATTGCCAGAACGTAGTACATCGTCTTGGCATCAGTGCTAAGAGCAGCATCTACAAACGATCCACCCATGTAAGCGTCACCATAGACCACAGGAATGCTGTTTGTTGACGATGGTGGAACTTGCTGGCGAACCCCGTTGTCTACCGCTTGATTGTCACTTGCGTTAGGAGCAAATGCGCGAGACAGCAATGAAGACACGGCAAAGTTAATTGCAAAAGCAACTGCCATCTGTCCAGCACTTAAAGCGACCCCAGTTGCAAGACCGTAGTACGCTGCAACAATCATCGTCCCGACCATAACTATTCCTTCACGAAACTAGCGCCGACAGCTTTGTATCCGCGCTTTGTGTAATTTATCAATGGCCCATTTGCTGATACTGATGTGTAGGCACAATTCACAGCACCATCAGCAATCAGTTTACTGGCTATCTTGTCGTATTCAATCCACAACTTGCCACCAACAAGATTGTTTCTGTGTTCGTGATCCACCCACCACAACAACTCATGCAACTCCACAACATCAGGACACCAAATGTTCTGTTGCTTAATTGCTATCAGTGTCCCGGTCATGTGCTTATCAATCAAGATAAAACCACGACCATTGATGATGGCAAAAAGCAATTGCTCAACATACTTTGGTGAATGTTTTGTCGTGTCGCCAAGAACGTCTACAGGGTACTCTTTTGAGTAAGCCTCTACAAACTCTAGCAATCTTGGAATATCGTATCTTGTCGCAAGTCGGATCATATGCCGAATCGTCTTTGTGATGGTGCTTGTGTAACTGCTTGACTGCCTGATGTTGGCTCACCACCAAAGTCAAAGTATGACCCTGCAATAGATGGCACACGATTCATGCTGTTATCGCCAGGATAGAAGGCTTGCCAAATCTTAGGTGTAGTGCGAACACCGCCAACCCTGTTCTCCAAGATCGTGCGAAAAGAAGCACACGACAAGCCTACAGTGGCAATACGAGTTCTTAGCTGCTCGTTCCAATCCTCAGTGATGGAATAGTTGGAAACAATACCCTGATAGCGTTTAAAGAACTGCTGTGTAGGCGTTGTGATGATCTGGTTATTGGAATCAAGAAATCCACGCCAAATCTCTATGCGCGACCCTTTAATGTCAGAGCCTAAAACAATAGCCACATTTGTTCCATCAACACCTGTCAATGAAATGTTCAAATCAGAACTGTTGGCTTTGATGTCTCGCTTAATCTCTGACAGTTGTAGCAAGCTACCAAGGTTTGTGAAGGTGATTCCATTGACCGTAATAGGCGCAGCAGCGTTGCAAAACGTATATATGTTTGATGGCATTGTTAGCCGAATAAATTCAGCTTGTCGGATAGATGAACTATCCAATGCGGTCATTATTGTTGTCATCCTGTAATGTCCTCTCTAAATACAAACGCATCATCCCAATTCACAAGTGCGCTTGATGGGTATGGCGTAAGTGTATAGGTAGGGCATCTTTCTGCCAATACTCTAAATGTGCAATTGTTACCGCAAGCTACAGCCGCACCAGATACAGGAGAGCCAATTACAGGCCTGTGGATTGACACTGTAGCTGTTGAACCCGTATAAGGTACGTCAGCAGTAATCTTGTAGCTGTAACCGCCAATCATTATGAAGTCACCAGCCCTAAAAATTGGGCCAGTAGACACAGGCAAGTTAGCCAAAGACAAAGTTTGCGAGTTAGGGGCAGGTGTAGCACCTAGCGTTACTGTCGTTGGGGTTGTAGCAGCACCACCTTGGTAAGCCGTAAACCAACGCAGGTTTGCGCTGTTAAACACAATCGTTTCTGGCAACTGCCTGTCAAGGTTATCAATCGTTTGAATGATCTGACGAGAAGTTGCATAAGCCAGATAGTTGTGCGGAGCAACAGTAAACACCCACGGCACAGAAGTCAGATACTGAGCCACACGCACTTGACCAGAGCGACTAACTTGTTGGCCTACTGTCCTGCGGTTGTTAACAGTCATTGACTGTTGCACCTCAAAGATCGTTTGAAATGACATCAAGTTCTCCCGAAATTAGTAGACAGGTTTTTGTTGGCGTACTGGTTAGCCGCCCAAATGGTGTTTGAACTGCCCAACAGACGTTCCTCAAACGATTTAACGTCAATGGCATTGATGTAGTTGTTTGTCACGTTGGTGGTAGCGCCCATCATGCCCATTTGATTGTTAGGAATGACCGTTCCTGCCGATCTTGGGATAATCAATTCAGGGCCGCGCTCACCAACCATGTAAGGCATACCTGATTCAACAGGGCCACCATTTGCTCTTTTCTGAGGGTTAAAAACGTGTTCAGCGATACCGCCTGATGCGTTGTAGGTTGATCCTGTGCCACCAAATGAGGCAAACAAGCCGCGCAACAATTTCATGGCTTGCAGTTTCATTTCCATAGCAAGCATATTTTGAATAACACTAACAGTCAAATCCTTAAAACTTAACTTGCCAGTTCTAACAAAATTATCAATGGAAGCAGACAAAGCGCCAAAAACAGTGTCAAAAACTCGTTGTGTTCGTAGCATGGAATCTTCCATTACGACAAACATTTGTGCCATAGCTTCTTCGCGGTCAAGTTGCTGTCGCTGGTATTCCGACTTGTCTTCTCTACGCTCAAGCAGTTCTCTTTCCCTTGCGTACTTCAAAGAAATTTGCGCCAACTTTTGCTCTCTTTCAGTTGCGTAAATCAATTGAAATTTAAGGTCAAGTGACTTGCGTTGAAAATCAAGTTCATCAGTTTTAGACAGCGCACCCATGTCTGCCGCAATCCTAGCTTGACTTCTACGAACAAACTCATCATCCATTTCTTTTTGGTAAGCAATCTTTAACTCTTGTTCTTCCATGTATTTCTTGATCTGAATTTGTTTTATCTTTTCCGCAGTTTCAGCAGCAATAGCAATAGATTTGTTTTTGTATATTTCTAAGTTTTCTTCTGTAAATCGCCCATCTTCTTGTATGTTTTTATTTTTCATATCAAGTTGCGCGTCATACAATTTTTTAGAAGCCTCTATTTGAAGCATCTGTATCTCGTTTGCGCTTTGTTTGGCAATAGCGAATTCTTGTTCAGCTTTTGCTTTTGCCAATTCTGCTGTTTTAGCTATTGCCATTGGCCCATATTTTTCTTCTTCGCGAATAGCCTTTGCATTTTTTTCTGCGTTTTTTGCTCTTTCTTTTGCTGCTTCTTCTTCCATTCTCATGGATTTAAGCAACAAACTTCTTTGCTCTAGCAACGAATCTAACTTAGCTTGTCTTTCTTCTTGCACTTGACTCATGCGTGTGCCAGGAGCATTTACAGCAGCCGTAGCTAAAGCAATTTCTTGATTTAGTTTCTGCAAGTCTTTTGCTTTGTCATCACGACCCCACCCCATCATGGCATTCCAAGCTGCTGATGCGGCTTTAGTAACCTTGTCCCATGCGCCTTCCAAGTAGCCTAATTGACGTTGGTTTTCAGCGTAACTCTTGTCAAGCAATTTGGCTTGCATAAGAATTGACTCTTGCAACTTTCCTTGCTTTTCAAGCGCCCTGATTTGCTTGTATTGCTCAAGCGTAAGGAAGTGATATTTTTCGTTAAGTTGCTTTGCAGAACTTGCAGTTCCATCCAGCAATGGGATCAAAGTCTCGGATGCCTCTTTTGCGTCTTTTCCTGTCAACCTAGAAAACCTGAGAATTACCGAGCCAACTGCTTCTAAAGTTTGTCCAGTAAATTTTCCAGATACCGCAAGTTGTTGCATAACATCTCTTGCACTGCCAATTGCAACATTAGTTTTGTTGGCAAGCGTGTCTCCTAGCTTCAACATATTTTCATATGTCAGGCCAGAAAATCCACCAGTTAAAGTCATGGCATCTTTAAACTGTGATAACTCATCTGCGGCTTTATAAAACGCATAGCCAACAGTGCCAACAATAGCAGCAAGAGAGGTAAGACTTACAGAGACAGGCGTAATCAATGTTCCAATAGCTCGGAACATATTGCCCACGCCACCCATCACATCCTTCAACTGACCACCCTGTTGCAACATGGCAATGATTGGACTTTGACCTGACGCAATCTGCGTAAACAAGTCGGTGGTTTGGTAAGTCAGTTGAATCTTCTGTTGCTCGTTCATCTTGAACTGAGCGCCAGTGGCATTTTTTACGGCAAGGGCTTTTGCGTCATAAGCAGCGGCTTCTTTACGCAACATTTCAATCAAAGAGCCTTCAGCACGTTGATACCGTCCAGATTTAATCTCTCGTTCAACTTGCTCAACTTTAGTCAGTGTTTTGCCGTAATCCTCTGTTGCATGACGCAAAGCAACAAGGTCTTTAGCTGCGTTGTTAGAGTCACGCTCTACTTGTTTGGTAAAGCCGTGAAAAGTCTCTTTTGCTTTAGAAATCTTGACTTCAAGTTCTGCCGTGTCAACACCGAGAACAATACCAAGACGAGCGATGTTACTTGAGGCCATTACTTTCTCCTTCTCTCCATTTTATTCGCATATGAAGCCAAATACTGGGCAAAACTTGTCTTGAAGTTGTTTACAACTGTTTCGGCATTTTGTTCAAGCGCCCTACGCAAAAATGGCTGTGCGGGAATCTTTTTAGTGCCAAATTCTTGAGCCAAAGAAACAGCACTTCTTTTGACAGAAACAACGGCTATAGCTGCATCTGACGGGTTAACGTGAATTGATTGATGATCCCTTTTGGTAGGGATTCTGGCATCCAACCTCACAGTGTCACGCAGGTGAATTGGATTTTCTTTGGTTCTTGGCGATGGGTCGTATGGAGCCGTTGCTTTAACCTGATCGGCAACAGGAGCCATTGCATCTTTTGCCGCCTTAACAATAGTGGCTCTTGCTACTGAATCAGCACGGTGCATATCCATCAGTTCAGAAAGTTTCGCCTCAAGGTCTTCCATACCTTCAACACGAAACATCCTGTTTTTGCCATCAGGAGTCCAAGCAACCATACTATTCTTTCAGGTATGCCTCCGAACCCGGTCTGGTAGCCAAGAATGCCATCAATTGCTTGCTGGCTTGCTCTTGCTGTTGTTCCTTTGTCAGCGGCGGGATGATGTATTCATGCGTTGATGGAAGAACATCTTTCATCGTAAACGGTCTTGTATTCTTCTGTATTTTCGAGTTTAGGTTGCCTGTGGTCAAGGAACTTAAAGCCAGCAAAATGGCTTTGTTTCCCAACATACCGTCAGACAACATAATCTCGATATTCCGCATATCATCTACAGGAACATCGTCAGGACACCCACCATGAGCGTACACATACGCTCTGGCTTGCAGGTGAATGTCCCAGATTAGTTTTTTCTGGAATCCTTGTATCCTGGCTGAATTGCCTCAGAAATTTTGGCAAGGATTTCCAACTGAACGGCAGTAGGCCACTCAGCTTCAATTTCTTCATAGGTGATTTCATCAAGCGTTCCATTCACAGGAACAAGCAACTTGATGTACTCCACAACTCGGTTTTCCATCTGCAAGATGGTTTCAACCAGTTCTTTGGTAGAACGACCTTCAACAATCACATCGTTATCTGTCACCACAACACCTTCAATGGTGTTATTGCGAAACGATGCAGTCATCTTGTCAAAGCGTTTCTGAAATTCGGCTTGGTCGTATTTCTCAATTCGCTCCTGCATAGCATCAAGCTCTTTTGTCAGAGGAACACGAACCTTGAAGTTGTATCCTGCAAGCTCAAAAGACTTGGTACGCAGATTGGAAATTTCGCCAAAGGCAGATGTGAGTTTTGTCATGGTTTATCGTGTGGTTTTGATGATCTTGTGGTAAATCGACTCGTTGACGCTGATGGCGTAATCCACAGCTTCTTCAGGAGTCATCTTGTCAGCGTGATTCCTTGCAATGTCGTGTGCAAGAGCAATCGCCGTAATTCTCTGTTGCTGAAACCCAAACCAATTCTTGGAGGAATCGGATTGGGCTACAAGAAAGTTGAGAAGGTCGTTGCTGTCTTTTACTATCATGTTTTGTTACTCTGTTGTATCGACTTCTTCAATGACCACTACAGGAGCAGTCACGTTGTACTTTTTCAGCAAAGCCAAAGCAACGGCTTCGGCTGTATCAGGTTCGGCTGTAGCCTTTGCAAGCTCACCAGCGTCAACCACGATGCTACGGGCGACAAGATCGATGTCGCCGTAGCTGGTCACAATTGCTTCGATTGCGTCTGAGACTTTCATCAGTTGTTCGACCAGCCGTACTGGTTGCCCCGTGGATGAATAGTGAACATACATTTAGCTTCAGCGCCAGGAGCAGAGTCAATCTGGAATTGACCCACGCGACCATTAAACGCATAAGCGACAGTGTTTGCGCCTTCTACTGCTGCGACCACAAAAGTGCGGTCAACAACACCAGAATAAGCATCAGAGCGAATCTGCAACAAGGCTGTGTCAGCAGGGTTCCAAGCAGCCGTGATGGTCATGCTTGTAGGAGCCGCTTGCACAGGAATCTTGTCGCTTTGACGCGAACCAGCAACACCGAAACTTGCAACAGCATCGTCCATGCCAAAGGCAGGAATTGCTTCAACAGGAACAGCAACACCAGCCGCGCCTGTACCGCCAGCAGAAGTGCCAACAATGGTGGCAACTTGAGCAGTCCAGACAGACAAGTTTGCAGTAGTCAAAGGAGTTGGCGTAGCCGCTGATTGCATAAACAGCGATGCGCTAAAACCGGGAAGAACTTTTGCAGGGATAGACATCTCAACTCCTTATGCGTTGTTGGACCAACCGTACTGGTTGCCACGGGGGTGGATGGTAAATGTCGCCTTGGCTTCTGCACCAGGAGCAGAGTCGATCTGGAACTGGCCTACACGCCCGTTAAAGGCGTAATAAACGATGTTTGATCCCTCGGTAGCCGAAACCACGAAAGTGCGGTCAATGACGCCAGAATAGGCATCAGCACGCATCAACAGCAAGTTGGTGTCAGCAGGATTCCATGCGGCAGTGATGGTCATGGAAGTTGGAGCAGCCTGAACGGGAATTTTGTCAGATTGACGCGATCCAGCCACGCTGAAACTAGCCACAGCATCATCTTGACCGAAAGCAGGGATTGCCTCGACAGGAATCAGGTTGCCGCTAACAGCGATAGGAGACACACTGGCGACCAAGGACAACTGTGATGTAGTCAAAGGAGTTGGAGTGGCTCCGGGTTGTGCGTACAGTGCCGCGCTAAAACCGGGGAGAACTTTGTTTGGTAAAGCCATTTTGAGTATCCTTCAAAAGTTGAACAATTGTCTTGTTTTACGCCGGGATGTCAATGGTGCAATCCAAAAAGATTTGCGCCATCTTTTCCTCATCGTTGTAACTGTTGTACAGCCACATAACGTCAGCTTTAGAGATATAAAAGCCTTCGCTTGGACTTCCCAAAATCCCGCTATACCCGTGCAAGGCTTGCAGAATCTGATTTGAGATTGTAAAACCATCTTCAATCTGTTGAGTGAAAATAGAAATCTGAAATACAGGTCGGTCAATCCCTTTGTTGCTTTGCTGTGTACCTGTATATACAGGTTGATGCACGTTACGCAGCATCCAAGTAATGAACTTAGGCTGAGTGGCAAAGTTGCGGTTAAATGACGCATACACAGGCACTGGCGTGACAATGTTAGCCAGTTGGTACTGGATAGCTTTTCCGTAGACAACAGGATTGAGTTGAGTTGCCATTAGACCGCCGTAACTGGATCAGAACGGTAGCACAGGATGATGACGTTCATACGATCATCAGATTCCCGTACATTGTCAATACGCCAATCTTTACCGCGCCATGTGATTGAATAGAGATTTTGGTCATCTACTATTTTTTTCATGTTTGGCGTGTAGTTCAGCGTGAAGTTGGTCAGGTCTTGGTACAGACGGTATTTGTCAGCAATCTTCAGGCTGTTAGCCACAGAAGATACCCTTGCCCGTGTCGCAAACCACAATGTCTGAACTGTCGCAGACTCACCAAAATCCGACTTGGTAAAAGTCAGATTGTTGATGTTGATGTTCTCAAAACGAGCGATTGACATTTACATCACCAATGGTTTGTAAGACCGTAGCAAGGTTGTCACACCAAACGGAATGTCTTTCAGCTTAGTTTCTGTCGCATTGGCACGGTTGTTATACAAGTGCGTGAGCAACAACAAGCCAGCTTGCTTGATGACAGGGTAAGCAGCCAAAGGATTGGAGACAGTTGTGTACTGCACAATGATTGGCGCAGTCATTACTGTGTTCACGTTTGTCGGCAAGTTGTTGACAATCACTTTGTTGCCAGAGCCATCGTAGTAATAGCTTGAACTTGCCAGCGTTGTAAACACAGGAGGGAAGGAATCGTTCCAATACCCCACCGAATTAATTGTGACACCTGCTTGATTGGCGTAAAAGTTTTGGCTGACTTCAGGCAAGTCAAGGCTAATGGGTGACGCCACAAGGCTCTCGGACCCATAAAACACACGATAGCTTACTGG